TGACCGGAAGTAATGGTAGGGAAGACCGAGGCGAAGAAGCTGTTTTGGATGTTGCGCGGTACGAACGCGAACTCGTCGAGGTAGATAAGGTTGTATGACTGACCGCGGACTGCAGAGGAAGAAGTAGCGGACGCTAGTATCTTGGAGCCGTTCTCGAGCTCGATGTTGCCCTTGTTCCAGTACACTACGCCCTGCTGCAGCCACTTTGGAAGCCACTCGTATGCCAGCTGGAGACGAGCTAGGATCTCTCGAGCCTGCACCATCTTATTCGCGAGCACTGCTACGTTGTAGTTCTCGTTGAATAGTATCTTGTGAAGTAGGTATCCGACGACGCCAGTGGTCTTACCTACCTGGCGCGGCATCTTGCAGATGGTGAAGCGAGTGCTCCCGAACTGCTTGAACATCTTCTTCTGATACTCAAACGGCTTGAACGGTATGAGACCCTTGTCGACCGATACGATCTTTACGTAGGTTTCACAGAAGTACTCTACGCTCTGCGCGCACTTCATGTACTCTTGAAGCTGTTCTTTTGTAAAGCTTAGCTTGACGTCTTTGTTCTTTAGGTTCTTATTACCTAAGTAGAAGTCATTCATTGTTGGTCTTCATCATCTTGAGAAGGTCGGCAGTCGTCAAGAATAGGTTGTTGTTGGTGACGTTCTTCTGCTCTGGCTCGTCAGTCTTCTGAAGCTCTTTGTTCTTCTTCTGAAGCTCAAGCAGGTCCTTGTTAGCGTCTACCATGGTCTTGATGAGGTTGGTTACCACCTCGAATGCTCTCGGCGACTCTGACTGCTTGGCAATGTCCATGATGTGTTCGAGCGCGTCTGAGCCCTTCTCTATAACGTCGTAGAGATTCTTCCTAGCATACTCGTAGTCGTCGTTTTGAATCTTTGGAACCAGATCACTTATCTTTGCCCTCTCAGACATGAGCGGCAGGTTGAGTGAAGTTCCTATAATGTCTTTTTTATGGGCCATTGTTAGTTGTCGGGAAGTCCGTTTGCGTTATGATGTAGTCATAGTTACTAGTCTCATCAATAGACTGGTAAGATACAGTATTAGCCAGAAGAATAGTCGGATTACCATTTGCGTCTAGTCCGGGCTGCGTAGTAGTCTGAGTTATTGCTATGTTGGCTTCCATCGGCGCAAATGAATTGATCGTGGCTATCTTGATCACCTTAGCCTGCGAAGTAGGACCGTAGAGGTATGCCTTCATCGTGAAACCGATTGTCCAGACGAGTGCTCGCCTCTCTGTGAATGCGGCATCATATGTGTCTTGATACTGAACTGACTTTATGATGACCGGTATGTCTGTATAGCCATCAAAGTCTTTAAGAAGCTTTGCAGACACAGTCCACTCCGGAGTAAAGTAAGGAAGGATCTGCTCGACGATTCTAGTGCCGTCTTCAGTCTCCTTGACCATGATAGATAGTTCAAAGTCTATGTCGTAGGGTACCGGAGTATAGACTTTCTGAAGTACGCTGTTTCCGTTGACATTGTTCTTGGTGTAGTACGGGACTGTAGTCTGGAGCTTGCGATCAGAAGCGTAGGATATACCGGTAATCTCGAACCCCATCCTTGGAAGTGAGATTGCCGTCTTTGCTATACCGGTAGGGTTTGCCTCTACGCGCGCTAGGAACTTATCGCGAGGACCGTACGCAATCGGTACCGTGAAGGTACTGTTTACTGAGCCATCGGTGTTGTGTCTCTCGACCTTGATGTTGTTGAACAGGGTGCCGAAGATGACTACGTACTTCCTAAAGAGTGAGTGGTAGTAGGGAACTGAAAGCATTAGAGTTTATTTCCTGTCTCACCGAATGGATCAAACTCAGTAAAGTCTATGAAAGATGCTGACTCTTTGTCAAATACTTCGTTTTCAGCCTGTGGATCAATTATGTCTATAGCATAGGTCTCTAGCAGAATAGGCTCGCCTGCTTCTGTAAGAATAGGAAAACCATTTTCAGTAGTGATCTCGTAAGATGCAGAGTCCAGAGTCAGCGCATTGTATACGTTATCAATCTCTGCTATTCCCGTACTAAACTTATCGCTGTTAGCCTCGTACAGCTCACAGGTTAGGTCGTAGCTCTGCAGCGATCCCATCTGAAAGAATACTGGCTTAACGTCTGCGAGCTTGATCTGATAGAGCGACTGAGTAAGTGGGAACCATATCAAGTCGCCTTCGTTTGGTCTAGTCTCATAGTCGTAGTTGCCGACTTCAGAAGCAAAAGACCTTCTAGACATAGTGAATACTATCTGGTCCCTTACCTGTATTCCGAACTTAGACAGGAACTCACCATCGCCCTCGAATCCGTTGACGTTCTTTATATAGACCTCGACGAGGTATGAAGATTCAAATGTAAAGTAGGAGCCTTCCCTGAATACGTCGTCTTTATTGTTGACTTTTCTAGGGATGTAGTAGACGTCGATGCCGTACATCTTGATAGACTCTTCTATCAAGTCTTCAATCAAGTTCTGCTCAGGCGTAGAGCTAAAGTTATTAAAAAAGAAATTAGAAGCCATAGTCAGCCTATCATGTCATAGGCTGGAAGTGAGTAGCCGCTCGACATCTCAGCCTCTAACTTCTCTATCTCCGCTTCTGCATCGTTGTATATCTTCTCACCGTTGAAAGTCACACCGCCCGGAAGCTGCATGCCGTTGAACTTGGTGAGGTTGGACCCCCACTGCTTCTTGATAAGCTGAGTAGCGTATCTCTGAAGCCAGCGATCGTTCCATATCTTTGGAAACTTGAGCGGGTCGATTATCTGATAAGCTACTACTAGTAGAAACTGTCCGGCCTGTACTTTCTGCCAGTTGACGTCAATGTAGAACCTGTTAGTGTTCCTGTTGTGTCTGATCGGCTGCTTACCTACGAGTAGGTCTTCTAGTAGCTGTATCTGCTGGAACGCCATGTAGTACGGAACCATAGACTGGTACGTCAGAGTATAGAGATCGTTGAGCGCTATCTGGTAGCGAATATTGAAGATGTTGTTCGTCGCTATGTAGTCACCGATAGGAAAGATGTCTACAGCGCCGATGATGTTGTCTGGAAGAACGATGTATCCACCCTTGTATCCGGTAAGCACTGCACCGGATCCCGTAGAGGTGTTTACAGTGACGACGGGGTCTAGCTGGTACTTAGAACCGATGCTGGTGATGTTGATTTTAGTGATAGTACCCTGACCGTTGGTAGTAAGCGTAGCAGTAGCCCCGCTTCCCACTACGTCTCCGCGACCTCTGCTGATAGTTATCGTGTCGGTGTTTGAGTAGCCGGTACCGCCGGAAGAGATGATGATCTCTTTAAGAACGTCTGGAAAGTCGCTGGCCTGATAGTTGTACCTATAGTACTGCTTCTCTACGCCGTCAAAGTGATAGTCGTAGTAGTACAAGAGAGCTTGGTCGACGCGGTCGTCTACTTGATCTATGTCGACGTTTATGTCGATGACTGGTTTGCCGAGAGCTCTCAGGCAGTATTCTTTGAACTCGTCTCTATTAGTAGGTGTGGCCATGGCAGATATCCTTTTTTAGTATTTATCATCCATAGCAAGTTACGTTTCCGCTTCCAGCAGAAGCGTAGGGATTGCAGTGTGCCCCTCCCAGCGGTACGCAGTTGACGTCTGCAGATGCTGGATCGTTGACTACTACCACTTTCTTACCGTTGATCTTTACTGTAGTGCCGGCGGGGTTTAGTTGCCCGCCGGTCTCACTGTTCTGGTCTTGGTCTACTGCCCATAGCTTGCCATTGACGAATACCGTAGACTGGCCGGTTACTACTGTAGTTGCAGCGCAGGCCCTTAGGTCTCCGTTTCTATGAGCAGCAGTCATCAGGCGCCCAAGATCTGCTTGAAGTCTTCGGTGTGCTTCTCACGATCTTCTAGACCGATAGTGCCGCCGTTGATCTTCTTGGTGACTGCGGTAACGTCGTCGTTGTCAGCGAGGTGGTTGAGACCGTTCTTGTGCCAGAACCAAGCAGCTGACTCTACTGCGCCCTGAGCAGTGCCTAGGTAGGTGACAGCCTCTTCTAGTTCCACCCCGGAATCAGTAGCGAAGCCAGAATAGTTGCTTTTTCCGGTAAGTTGGATAAGTCCGCGGCCGCGGAACCGATAGCCGTCACCAGAAGCAGTATCCCCGTTGCCCATTCTTGAAGCGTAAACGACGTTGGCGATCTTTTCTGGCTGCCTTGCATATTCATTTGGGTCTTTATTCTTAAAGTACTTAGGGAAGATCTTAGTGAGACCGTCTGCTGAGTAGTTGAGGTTCTCCTCGATGACTCTGAACCCGCCGGACTCATGTGCAGTCTGGGCTAGAAAGTGTGCTAGTCTAAGAGCAGAGTTGATCTCGTACTTGCTAGACAATACGTCCAGTGAAGATACTAGTGCGTGTACTACTTCTGGCTTGCAGCTTGGATAACTTTGCTTGATCTGTTCTTCGGTGATCATGATTATACTCTCAGTTAGAATGGAAGGTCTTTAATTGTAGTAGGTGGTGCTACAGCAACATTAATTGCATCAGCTACAGCAGATTCGTAGTATGCTATATTTGAAAAAGTATCTACCCAACCATCGAAGATTTCTTTAGTAAGATCCTTATATTTAACAAATGTTGATGGGTCTGGTGAAGTTAGGTCTACTTTAAAGCCAACTGGAATACTCGTCCCACTGTCTGAGTCACTTCCAGTTAAAATGCAATAAAATGACTTTACAACATCTTTAAGTTTGCCTTCAGTAGCAACTGCAACTTGTGAGTATTCTTTTAAATATGTAATGTTCATGTTAGACTCCTATTGCTTGCCATGTACAAAGATTTGTTGCTGCTACAGCTTGTGAGCTTCTCACTTGCAACACTGTCGTATTAGCACCCGCTGCGTATCCATAAAAACCAGTTAAACCAGAGGTAACAGACCAACTATATACAGTTGTAAATGCTGTAGTAAATGTAATATTGCCAACAGACGTGTTAGCTAAAATATTACCCCATTGCATTAACAATCCATTTGCTAAACGAGTATAACCATTATTAGCTGTAATTGACGATGTGCCTAGAGTAAAGGTGTTGGTACTTACGTTAGCAAATCCAGTTATTGTAGTATTACCAGCCGCTAGTGTGGTATCTATTGTAGCATTACCGTAGACTCTAGTGCCACTTAATAAGTTTGCCATTTAAACTTCTCCAATGAATACTTATATTTATGCTGGTTTAGTATATTCATCAAATATACCAGTAATTTGTAAGCTGCCGGTAGAACTCAATCTCTGAACTGCTACACCGGATCCAGCATAGTTATATATAGTAAACGGTGAAGTGTTTGAGTTTACTGACGGTGTTCCAGTTATAGTAAATGAAGCACCAATTGAACTACTGTCTACGATCTTATTAGACTTACAAGTTAATACTTTTGTATTGGTTATAGCTGTAAGCGGTGCAGTAGGAGGGGTGAAAGCCCCAGTGTAGACTGCAGTGCCTATCACTACTCGAAAATTAGATATATATCCATTCCAAGTTTGTGCTGTGTTATCGCCATATTGCCTACCGATATTTACTGGCACGTTTGATACCGTTGGAGTCAGTGCATTACTAGCAACAGATACACCGTTAACATACAATGTATTTGTACCACCACTACCAACTAATGCAACGTGATTCCAAACACTAGGTAGAAATTTTTGAGCTGCTGAAGTTTGTATCTTACCTGAACCGTTTCCGTTTACGAAAAATGATATTGAATTGCTTGTGTTTACATACACTGATATACCACCTGAGCCTGAGCTAGTAGCACCCGTAAGGGTAAAGATTCCCTGCTGGGAAGCACCAGTACTTATACCGTATGCCCAGCACTCTATTGTATAGTCACCAGTAGATATATTATATGCTGTACTAGCAGCTATAGTTAGATAATCAGGAGTAGCACTATTAAAAAAGTAATTATAAAATCCATCTAATGTATTAGGTGTTTGTGGTGATGATGTTACTGTACCATTTTTAGTAATGGTTGCAGCATTCGTGCTAGTATCTAAAATGTTATTAACAGATGTGTTTGGTGGATTTATCAGTAGTTGAGTATTAGCAATAGCGTTTGGCGGTTGAATTGGTGGAGTAAATATTTGAGTTCCTAATGTAGTATTGGATGTTTGATATGCAACAGGAATATTATTAGATACTAATCTTAAGTTAGAGATATATCCTTTACTATAGTTTCCTCCACTAGAAGGAATGCCAATGTATACAGGACCAGAAGCAGAAGCTAATGTTCGTGAATCAGTACGAGCCGCTACCAAATATCCATTTACAAATATCTTTGCGTTTCCTGAAGTATCTCTAGTAAATGCAACATGTGACCATGAATTTAACGGTACGGTAGATGCACCAGATAGTGTTGTATTAGCTAATAGTATATAAGTACTACTTCCGGTACCTGCTATGCTCCAATCTATACTTGTAGCGCTACTTACTCTAAATCCCCAGGTTGGTCCTGTAGCACCATATGACCAATTTCTACTAGCTAGGAATATAGGGTTCGTGTATGAGGTTGGATATACCCATGCTTCAAATGAAACAGATGAGCCTGAATTGAAATCAAAATATGAATTATATGGAATAGTAAGATATCCACTGGTTCCATCAAACTGCAAACTTCCCAATGCTGCTGGGTTATTCGTTACTTCGTCAAATGTACTTGCTACCTGTAATGAGCCATCGTTAATTTGTCTTTGTTTTAAAGAAGTAACGCCCCTGTTAAATGGTCCAGTTGCAATCCATGCAGCTGATCCGTTATTTGTTAGTGTAAGTTTACTTGTACTATTATCATCGATAAAAGCAGTCGAGTTTAATACATTCAACAACAATTTTGTATTTGCTGTAGCGGGTAACAATAATTGTGATGGTGTAAACGCAGCAGAATATACTGCTTCATAGGCTATTCTTACGTTAGAGATATAGCCGGAGAAATAAGCAGTTCCTGTAGGAGTAAGTCCAACAGTAAATGTAGTAGAGGTTATATTTAATGTATCAGTAAATGTCCCATCTTGTACACCATTTACGTATACAACAAAATTGGTTGTTCCAGTCCTTACTACTGCAAGATGATACCAAGTATTTGCCACTAGAGTAGCAGCACCAGTATACTTGACGCCACCAGAATTTGTAATACTGATGTGTGCACTAGCTATTTGTATATCATATCCGTCTGAAGTGTTGCCAGAACGGTTGTTCAATATAGTTTGAACGGCTCCTGACACTCGTGTAGTATTAAACCAGCATTCATAGGTAATTGAACCGCTTCCAGGAGCAGGCATTGATGTAGTAGAAAGGTAAGAAGAAGTCCCATCAAGATTTATAGAACCTACACCAATACTAAGTTCATCAAGTGTTCCATTAGTATAAAGATTGCCTGACGAATTAATTCTAGTTGCATAAGCCATTAGCCAAATACCGTGTCAAGACTCGTAGTCGATGCATTGTAGTACGTATATGCTTGGTTAGCACCAGCTGAGTTAGCGAATCCAATACGTCCTGCAGTATATATGTTGCCGTTAGCGCCGATACCACCGTAAGTTACTATCGCGCCGACAGTCGCGTTGGGAGACGCGGTAGTAGAGCTGAACGTAATCACGTTGCTGAACGTCTGAGTGTTAGTCCATGAGTACTGGGCTGCAACGTTCGTACTCCCCGCCGATACAGTCGACCAGTAAGGCGCGCCAGTCGCACCGTTAGATGTCAATACCTGTCCAGAAGTACCAACGCCACCGTTGGAGCTTAGTGGCGTTCCAGAAAGAGTCAGCTGCGACGTATTTGCAATGAAGTTAGTACCTACAGTATGCGATGCAGCATTCATAGTTCCTGTATGATACAAGCCCGTTACGTTGGCAGTAAATGGAGTAGCTGTAGTATTAGTCTGCGTTAATGAAGTAGCAGTTATAATAGTATTGACTGTTGAGTTGGAAGATACAAACGCTGCAGTTGCATTTATATAGACGTTGGCGCCTGCATAGTGCACAGCAGCATTCGCATTACCAGTAGTAGTAAATGCAGCTGCATTTATTATACCGGTATGATATATACCTGTTACGTTTGCTACTAGCGGTACTGCAGTTGTATTCGATTGTGTAATGGATGTCGCAGTAATTACTGTATTAACTGTAGAATTTGAACTTACTAGATAAGCTGTTGTGTTAGCTTGGACTAGAGTTCCTACGTTAGCAGATGTTGTAGCATATAAAGTAGCAGCGTTGACTTGTCCTGTAATATTAATTGCAGCAGCGTTGACTAGCGTCGCATTCGCCGTAAACGTAGCACCTACAGTCAATAGTGCTGAGTTAACGCTGGTAGTTACGTTAGCATATCCAGTACCAATGATAGCTGTCGAGTTAGCTATAAAGTTAGTACCTACTGTATGAGAGGCAGCATTTATTGTACCACTGTGATAAGTACCGGTAGTATTAGCTATAAAGTTAGTGCCGACTGTATACGAAGCGGCGTTAACATTTTGTGGAAAGATACTATTACCAGAACCATCAAGTAGTGTTGCGGTACGCGCAATAGTGCCGACAGCAAATGTACTACTATACTGACGTACATAAATTGGTTCATTTCCATCGTCAGCTGTAGCAATTTCAGCGTAACCCGCATTAGTTGCTGTCCCCCCAATTAAGATACGAAAATAATCGTTGTCAGCTATATTACCACGCAATATTTCTGTAGTATTTGTACCTGTTACAGTTGAAATTAAACCAGTTGCAGTTACTGAACCTGAGAAGTCACCTGTGTTGGCTGATAATACAAATCTACCGATAGTGTTACCTAATAATATTGTATTTGATGTTGGTACTATAGCAGTTGTGTTAGCAACAAAACCAGTTGTTGTATGCGAAGCAGCGTTAACAATGCCGCTATGATATGCACCGGTAGTATTTGCTATGA